AAGCATGACTGCGAACGGTCAGGATCGTCGGAGCCTTTCGAGGTTTCCCAATAGGTCCGTGTCCGTACTGGGAACGGCTCAACAGAGTCGAACTCCCAGTCTTTTGGAGGGGATCACCATGTTTGGTAGACCCTTTGTGTGGATCTTGATAAAGTTCCCACCCTCCATTTGGTAACTTTCGCCAACATCAGTTGTCGTAAGTACCTCAAGCCAATAGGTATCATTGGTGTCAATGAACCAATGGCTTTGACTCTTATTGATTGCGGTAGCAATCATGTCAGAGTTTAGGTTTCCAGGTAAATAAGTCGGTCGACTTTTTACATGGGCCTCATAATATGGCCAGACAACCTTTTGGTATGTCTTGACATATTTATTGGTATTGAAGACCTTTAGGTCTCCGGTGCCAATTAAGAGCTCCTGGAAGAGATTTCCTCTAGTAGCTCTTTTCACGAATTCCTCCACTGGGAGGATTCCGTGTTCAGCTGCCTCGGCTAGTATCCTCCGATTATTATCGGAAGGAAACCGTCTTTTGATGGCGTACCAATCGAGGGGGCTGACTGCAGTGCAGGCAAACATTGCTTGTCCTGGCATTGCATTCATAGACCATGCCATCCAGCATTGCTGGTTGAGATCGTCTATTAAACTCTCCTGATAGGCTTGAAGATGTTCAACGCCTCTCGTGGAGATGTTTGAGTTCAGCTTTTTAAAGACCCTAAGGTCCTTATCGCTGGACTTACCGGCAAGTAGACAGGATACTATCCACTGTGTCGGTTCAGGGGAGGCGAGAGTCCACTTTAGTAGATCTCGCTTTAACCCTAAGCCAAAACCTCCCACCATTGGTGGTAGATGTATGGCTGCGAACGCTCTAGGATTAACTGCCCTTCTGGGTAGCAATGGTCCCATGCGTTCGATAAAGAGGGCTCTAATAGAGTCCTTCTTTGAATATGTCCAGTAACGGTCATCGTTAGGTAACCATTCTAGACATCCACCAAGTTGTCCCGATTTACCAATCGCGACATTCTTGTTATCCTTAGCCATCATGGTCGATTGACCTCTGGTAAGGAGTCGAACCTTTACACTGTCCACCAGGACGGAGCGACTATAGTCGCCTTGGTTGTATGGTTCACCATACTGTAAATTATTGATATTCATCAATCTTTCACAGTATTTTACACATTTCTTTGAGAAGCCATGTTTGTCTTCTGAAATGTGTGATCCACAACTTCGATGTATCGAAGTAATGGATTCTAGGTAAGGGATGGGACCTCTAGCGAGGTGATCATCTCCACCTATGTGGACGTATCTCCAATCCCGATAGGGACTTGGAAGTGCGTCGAATAACCTTGCCTCTGATTCGGTATACCGAAGAAAGGCTAATTCTTCAACCGATAGGTTGAGAAGGGTTAATGAGGGTTTGGCGATTGCCTCTCCCATCATGATTCCCGTTCTAGAGAGTACAGTGTACTCTTGTAGATTTGGGAATTGAACTATTCTGGGTCCTATCGTATCCAGAACTAAGTCCACATATTCGGGTCTGACCTCTAGGCCATAACCCCGAATGAAAGCTCGGAGCATTACTTTTGTAAGCTCCCAGTTTTGAACGTTCGTCGCATCCTTTAGATCCGACGAAAGTATTGCCTCCTCGGTTTTGATGCGAGTTTCTCGCTTCGAACCATCCGAAAGCCATTCCACATTAGTGGCCGACATTCGTCGGAGGCCTCGGACTTTGAGCCGGCATAATCCCTTAGCTGCCTCGAAAGCTTGATCCTGTCGGTGAAAGCTCGAGAAAACTGAGGGATGAAACTTCATTGCCTCAACCAGTAGGTGTGACAATGGAGCTTGTAGGATATTCAGCCAGTATTCTGACAGAGTAACCACTCGTGCCTTGTTGCCCAATTCTGGGACCACTTCGGCACGTAGTACGGGGGTTGGGGAGGATTCTCTCCAAGCCACGTACATAATCTGTTCACCGAGGACTTCATCAAGTCCCATGAACCGATCCTCTAATCCCTTTATTAAGGAATATCGAGTCATGAACTCCCTATCTGTTGATAAGGGTTCATTTCGGAAGAGTGTTTTCCACAATGGTATCCCAGCGTGGTGTACAACCTTCCCAACGGAGTTTCCTCTTCTGAGGTAAACTCCGGTACTTCGGTTAGCACACGCCTAATGGCGTCTGCAACCGCTCCGGCCTGAGCACCCTTTCGGATGCTGTGGCCGTAC